GAAAGAGAGAAAATTGCTACTTTTGAAAGCAGACAATTAATAAAAATAAAAGGTAATGGTAATGAGATTGTATTGGAAGATGGAGAAGGTTATATAACTCAGAAACATAGGGCAGAGGGTGGTAATCCTAAAGAAGATGAATTATATAACGACATACGACTTAACGGATATAAATTAACATATTTACCACCTGTAGTTGTGAAAATGCCTGACGGCTATACACATCTAGGAACAGGTAATGGTAGAATAGGTTCCCTAAAAAGATTAGGTGTTAAAGATGTTATTTGTGATGTTTATGACCTATCACAATTAAGTGAGAATAAAGCGAAATATAGATTTAGAAAATTAGGACAGGTCACTAATAGAAATAAAGAAATACACACGCCTTTTTCTATGCAAGATTTAGCAAATACTTTATATTACGGATATAGATTAGGTGAAATAGAAGGTGACTTAACAAAAAATTATGATACACTACAAGAAAATTTAAGAAAAGAACTTGTTGAGTGTGTTGGCGACTCACCAATGAAACCATCTCACTTTGAAAAGATTATTACAATCACACTTGATAAAATAAAAGAAAACTCTACTGATACAATACAACCTAAAAACTGGAGTGTAGAGGCAAATAGAATTAATTGGTTAAAGGCTCAAGGTTACAAAGATACTAAGTTTGAAAAATATATAACTATGTCAGCAAGTTTGGGTGCTAAACTATTCATAGACTCTGCTAAAAAATATATTGAAGAGCGTAAAAAATTAAACAAAGATGGCCACAAATTAGTTATCAATATTATCATACATAGTGGTATGTTAGAGAATGATAAGATTGATAAACAAGAGAAAAGTAGAAATAAACTTTATAAAAATTTAGTTAAAAGAATTGAAGAGTCAAAAGAGGTTGCAAAACTATATTATGAGAGTGATAGTAAAATTGAATTATCAGATAAAAAAATAAAATTTCTTGGCGGTATGCCTTGCTTTAGACACAATAAAGAAGGTAACAATCTTATAACGGTAGAACAAATTAAGAAACTCAAAACAAATGATAAGAAAAAGACCAAAGCCGTTCTTCCGATTTAAAAAAATAGAACCTAGAAGACAAGCATATAAAGGTCAATTCAGACCTCTCAATCCTCAAAAATATATCGGTGATATTAATAAGATAGTTTTCAGATCGAGTTGGGAATTAGCCTTTATGAAATATTGCGATAAAGAAAAAACAATAGTGAAATGGGGTAGTGAAGAAATTAGAATACCTTATAACGCATTTGGCAATAACAAATTATATTATCCAGATTTTATAATAGTAAAACAATTGCCAAATAAGAGTTTTGAAAAATATCTAATAGAAATAAAACCACACACACAAACTAGAAAACCTGTATTAAAAGAAGGCTCCAGATCAACTAGTACATATAAAAAAGCACTTTACACATATGAAGTAAACAAATGTAAATGGAATGCTGCATTTGCTTGGTGCAAAAAACGAAATATTACATTTAAGATTATAACTGAAAAGCACGTAAAATTCTTCTAAAATTGTCATAAATAGTAGTATGGCAAACGTATTTGATACAATCAAACTAAAAGCAGGCGATACATATAAATCGGCTACATGGTATAGAACACAAGTAAATAAGATTGCGAGTGGTACTACAGCAAGTCAATTATTTAGACAAGGTAAACTTAACGGTAGACCTAGTGTGGGTAGATTGAACTTGTTTGGATATAATCCTAAGTTAAGAAAGACTTTACCATACTACGATATATTTCCATTAGTATTGCCATTAGAGCCAATAACAGGCGGGTTTATGGGTATGAATTTTCACTATCTACCACCTTTATTAAGATTTAGACTATTAGAACGTATGCAGGCAACTGCTACAGATCAACGATTTGATAGTAAAACAAAATTTGATGTAACTTATGATGATGTAAAAAATATAAAGATTGTAAAACCAACAATTAAAAAGTATTTGTACTCACATGTACAAACAGGATTTTTAAGAATAAATGCTGATGAGGCTGCAGTTGCAATATACTTACCTGTACAAAGATTTAAAAAGGCAAGTGAAGCACAAGTTTATTCAGACAGTAGGAGATTTATTTAATGTCAATAATTAGTGTAGGCAAAAGAATAGGTGATATAGATATACGAGTTGGTATACCACCATCAAAAGGACAATTTGATAAAGGTGAAACTAACAAAAGATATGGATACATTAATTCATCAACAAATACTAATTCAGTATTTAATAAATTTAGATCAGGTTTAACACAATCTGGTGGTCTAGCAAGACCAACACAATTTATAGCAACAATTGATGGACCTGTAAGTGCAAATATACTTTCTAATAATCCAAATGTTAATATAACCGATGATGATATAAGAATGTCAAAGAGTAGATCATTAGCCGATGCTATTAAAAAAGGATTAAATTTAAGAATGGACTTGTTTTGTGCTGAAGCTTCAATACCAGATAAAACAATAACAGATGATGTAAACGAACAATATTATGGACCAAGTAGAGCGTTTGCTAAAAATGTACAGTTTAATGATCTTACACTTACATATTACACAGGTATAAACTTTGATGAAAGGATATATTTTGAAGCATGGCAAAATGCTATGATTGACCCTATAAGTCATAATGTAGGTTACTATGATGATTATGCGTCACCATGTATGATAACAATTACACCTGTTGTAAAATCATTTACATCAGCATTACAAAAAATAGATCCAAAATCATTTGGAACAGTTGAAGAATACAGACAAGCAGTAAGAAACAGTTTAGGTAACACTTCTGGTTTTTCAGCATATCAAGTACAATTTTATGAAGTGTGGCCAAAAACAATTGCGTCCGTACCATTAAGTTATTCTGACACCAATGCATTAGTTAAAACAACAGTAACCTTTTCATACAGAAACTATGCTACATCAGCATGGAGTTATTTACGATCAGGTGCTTCAGAATATTCTAATATAGATAGAACAGAATATAGATCAAACCTTACAGCAATTCAAACAGGACTATTAGATAATTTGCCTTTTGGTATAGGTAATGAAATAGGTAGAGTTGGAAGACAAGTGTTTGATACTATAAAAAATAGAATACCAATAGGTAGAGTAACAGGTGGAATATTATTTCCAAAAGGAATGCCTGACGCTACTGATTTTAGAAATTTAATATTAAATTAAGGAGTGAAAATGAGTATACCATTAATGAAAGTGCCTGAATATGAGCTGACGTTATCAAATAATGTAAAGATTAAATATAGACCATTTTTAGTAAAAGAAGAAAAAATACTATTATTGGCAAATGAAAATCAAAATGAAAATGAAATGATCAATACATTAATTAATATGGTTCAAAGCTGTGTTAAAGGCGATGTAGATGTAAAAAAGTTGCCTGTATATGATTTTGAGTGGTTGTGGTTAAACATAAGATCAAAATCAATTGGTGAAGTTATACAATTAAAGTTAAAATGTCCAGATGATGAAACGCAAGTTGTTGATTATGATTTTAACATTGATCAAGTAAAACCAGATTTGAACAAAAAGGTAAATACAAAAATAGAATTTGCTGATGACTATGGTATTATTATGAGAGTACCAACAATAAAAGAAGTAGCAAATAAAAGAACTATTATTGATTTGTCAATTAATTTGATGAGGGATTGTATTGCTCAGATATATCAAGGAGAAGAAGTTTTTGAAGCAAGTGAATTAGAAAAAACTGAAATAGATCAGTTTTTAGAAAATTTAACTATGTTTCAATTCAAAAAAATAAAAGATTATTTTGAGTCTTTGCCTATTATATCTCATACAATAGAGTATAAAAATCCCAAATCAGGTACTGAACATAAATTATTATTACAAGGTGCAACTGATTTTTTTCAGTTACCCTCTTACATGAGAGCCTAGAGAGTTTTTATCGTACTAATTTTGCTTTAATGCAGTACCATAAATATTCTTTAAGTGATTTAGAAGACATGCTGCCATGGGAGAGGGAAATATATGTTGAACTATTAATGCAACATATAAAAGAAGAAAACGAGAAGATAAGAGAAAAACAAAGAGGGAGAAGTTAATGTTAGAAACAGGAAAAAGTATAATTAAAAATGTATGGGTATTTTTAAGAGATGAAGTGCCACAATTTTTATCAAATTGGAGAATGATACCAAGAGTGTTTATGATATTATATGGTGTTGCATTTTACGAAACAATGCAATGGTTTATGGCATTAGCTGAACCAAACAATGCACAGGCAGGTTTTGTATCTGTAGTAGTTGGTGCAGGCGCAGCTTGGTTTGGATTATATGTAAACGGTAAACCTAGCAAAATAGAAGTAGATAAAAAATAACGATGGAATTAAAATCTAAATTTTTTAAAAAAGGTAATCCAGAAGACTTTAACAAGATTCTTAAAAGACAAAAAGAACAAGAGTCTGATCCTAAGTTTGCTATATCTGATGCCTTGCAGGAATATGAACAACAATTAGAAAAAACTGCTGGGTATCAGAATCAAAAACAATTAAACAATGCTCAAATTAGGCAAGACATAATTAACTATGTTATAGATTATGGACCAGGTAATTTAGAACAATTAAAAGGCATGGAGTTTGATGACGCAAAGACTTTACAACAGACAATTGAAAAAGAAATAGGTGAATATGAAGGATTAAACAAAAAAGGTATTATTTCAGATGAAGAATTAATTTTTATAAAAGAAACGGTAGGTAAAACAAACGAACAGTTAAAGAAAGTGTTAGGATTAACCACAAAACTATCATTATCATTTAGAGATTTTAAAAAAGAATTAAAACCATTAAAATTAGCAAGACGAATTGGATTAACAAATATACCAATCATTGGTAAAAAAATTGAAAGAGCAATTGAATCTGAAGAACGAGCAGAAAGCAATGCATTATCTTTAAAAAGAAGATTAAGAACAAAACAAGCCAAACAAGAATTTAAAACTGGTGGTGAAAGTCGTGTACAAAGACCTGTAGAAGATAGAGAAGAATTAGTAAAAGAAGCAACATCAGCAGTACTAGGTCAACCTGAAAAAACACCAGGATTGTCAAAAGAGCAAATAGTTGAAGAAGAAAGAGAGTCTGATCAACAGTTTGAAACATCATCTGGACTATTAGAAAAAATATTAATTGCACAAGAAGAAACAAACGAAATATTATTAGGTAAAGGCAATAAAATGACAGGTGGTAATGAATTTGGTATATTAGACTATCTAGGCATTAAATCACTTCTAAAAGGACCAACAGGTTTAATTGCTAAAATTACAGCAGCAACTGCTGGTTTATCAACATTAGGATTATCTGCTATAACAGCAGGTGGTATATTAGGTGGAATTACACTTGGTAAAATTATAGAGTATTTTTTTGGTGGAAGAAAAGACAATCCTAATGAACTAAATCAAATAAAAGAAAGTAGTCAGTTTGGTACAATGGACGAAACTAATTTAGATGTAGGAGATGAATTTGAAAAAAGAAAACTTGCTATAATGAAAGATGAATTTGACAAATACAAGTCAGCACTAGGTGAGATGACCTTTGAGGAGTTTGTAGAAGGTAGAAAGGCAGCCAAAGTTGGTAAATACATTGAAGGTGGTAAAAATGATAAAGCAGGTAATGAAGAATCTATGAAAAACATAGGCAAAATAAAATTATACAATGAAAATCCTGATAAGTTTGAAATAATGTATCCAGATAAACCTTGGTATAGCAAATTTACATCAGGTTTATTTACAGGTTCTACTGAAGATTTAAAAAATATGTATTCAGGACAATCAGCTGCTATGGGTTTAACTGATGGGAGTTATTTACCAAAAATAGAAAAAGTAACTGAATTAAAAGCAAAAGAAATTGAAAAGATTACAGTAGAAAGTGGTCCACCAAGTGTAATTATGCAAAAAGGTGGTGACTCAATTACAACAAATAACACATATGAAACTAACACATCATCTATAGGATCAGAAATGACCGATAGACGATTTTTCCATGATATAGGGTAATAAATATTAATATGTTTAATTTTAAAAATCCATTCAAGGCATTATCAAATGTAATTAAGACAGGAAGTGCTGCTAAGAACATTGCAATGTCAAGCAACATATCTACTATTAATTCATTATCAAAAGGTGTTATTGATTACAATCCTACAAACATAAATTACAATTCAGGTAGTGGTACTGCCAAATCATCAACATCAGGTTCAAACTTTTTTGTTTATCCTGTTGATAAACAAGACCAAGAGCATTACATATTATTTGATATTATACAAAGACAAGATAAAACAACAAGTGGTGGTGGCCATCCAAGTGCAACGACATCATTTGCAACTAATAATAAAGCTGGTGTAAACAATCCAGGTGCAACTGTACAATCTAATAGATTAAACACAGTCATTTATGGTGCAAATAGATTTTTTGGTGAGGGTGGAAAATTAGGGTTTATACCAACAGGTACAGGTGCTGAAAGAACAGTGGTTTCTACAATTGCAATTTACATGCCTCAAACACTAAAATTTAACTTTGCAGCAGATTATGGACCAGCCGAAATAGGAGCAATTACTGCTTTAGGTCCTGCATTAAAGGATTATTTTAGTTCAGGTTTTGATACTTCTAATTTAGGTGCAATTCTTCAACAAGGAGCAAAAACAATAACAGGATTTTCATCATTTATAACAGGCGGTCTAGGTACAGGTCTTAATGCTGCATTGCAAAGAAGAACTGGGATTGCTCCAGCAGCAATGACAGAAATGATATTTAATGGCATAAACTATAGAGATTTCAGTTTTACATTTAAACTTACACCAAGATCAAAAAGAGAATCAGATGTTATAAAAAACATGATAAGAGAATTTAAACTAGGTATGTTACCAGAGCGATATGGTACAGGCAGTATTGCTGCATATAAAGTTCCATTTGAATTTGTAATAAGATTTATGAAAGGTACCAAGATTAATCCTTATTTAGAACAAATAGGTTTATGTGCTTGTACAGGTGTAGATATTGACCATGGAGATAAATTTTCAACTCACAGTCATGGTGATCCTGTTACTACTAATCTTACATTAACATTTAGAGAACTAGAACTAATAGAAAAAAAAAGATACAAAGAATTAAACCCTTACTAATATGGCAGATTATTTTTCATACTTTCCTAAAATACTTTATGATGCTGCTGGCAACGGCAACTATAAGGTCGTAACTAATCTATTAAATCGTGTTGTTATGAAACAAGGTTTAAAAGATGTGGCAGCTATTTTTGACACCGTAAGTGTACAAGGTGAAATGTCACCTGAACATGTTGCTGAAGAATATTATGGCAATCAAAGATATTATTGGGTAATACTATTGTTTAACAATATTAAAGATAGATTTTATGATTGGCCGTTACCACAACAAGATTTTGAAAATTACGTAAACGACAAGTACAGTAATCCAAATGCTGTTCATCATTATGAGATAGACCAAGAAAGTGGTGCCACATCATCATTTGATAATTCACATAAAGTACAAGTAAATAGTACTGTATCAGGTGCAACCGCTGTAACAAATTACGATTACGAATTAAGAAAACAACAAGATAAAAGTAGAATAAGACTTTTAAAACCAGATTATATTGAATTAGTTGTTGAAGAATTTACAACATTATTAGGTAATTAATGAATGAGCGACAAACCAAAATACAAAGATAATGAGTACCGATATCCTGGCGATTTTAGAGCAAAAGAGATTTTACTTTACAGTTATAGTGGTAACATACTAGACATATCCGAATTAACTGCTGTATTAAACATCTATCAAAGCATTGACTCACCATTTATAAGTGGTAATTTAATGTTCTTTGACTCAGTAGGTGCTACAGATAAATTACCAATTATTGGTAATGAATTTTTAGAATTTAAATTAAGAACACCAATAGACGCTGGTTTAGATGAAGAAATAGACGCAAGTAACCATCGGTTTCAAGTCTATGAAAAAAAATCAGTCAAAACAGCACAAAACGTACAAGCCGTTGGCTT